GTCAAAACCAATCCAACTATATGCTTGACCTTGGTAGCGATAAACATCTGCATCTCTCTCCAAGAATCCAAATTCTATTTTAGCTCCAGAAGGAAAGTTCCAAAGCTTTTCTACTTCTTTATACTTACAACCGGGAAAGGCTTTCGGGTAGAGTTCACGAGACTTGTCAATAAGTTCTCGTAACTCTGGCATAGAACGCCGCAGGATCAAAGCCCTATGCGCGGCCCGATGAGCAAAACGAAGCGGATCAACCAGCATCGCGTAGCTCTTGCCTCCACCAGCCGCACCACCATACAAAACATCAGTCTCAGAAGCGGCAAGAAAGTCAGTTTGTGGGCCATCGTTGGGCCTAAATATGACATTCTCTTCTGCGACAGTCCTCAACGCCTTGGGCAAGTCGTTAGTTTCTGTTGTTATTCTACCTTCTGATTTTGCCTCAGTTCCTTCTAATTTATTGAGTGTACTCTTAGAAGTGTCAAGTGACCGTTTATAGTTTTCTAGCTTGGTGCGTACCTGCGCTAACTTTCTTTCTTTCTTTCGTACTGTTCGACGGGCATTAATTTCAGCCTTAGTTTTGGAGTGATAGTTATAACCTCTACCCTTTGAACCTTTTGGCCTCCCCGTTTTTCTACGGGGCGTCCCGTCTTTTTTAAGTATGAAGTTGCCTTCATCATCTCGCATATAAGCATCTGGATTACTTTCCCAATCATTCATATCGGTCTGCAATCTTCTTTAAGCCCATATGCGAAATAGCACGGCCTGTATTATGCTCAAGCCACATTGCGCCTTCTCGTAAAGATAAAACTTTATTTTTAACGAGAGGAACAATTTTATTAAGCGCCTTTAGTTCAATCTCGACTTCTTCTAAGTGCGTACCATTTTCCATAAGTTTATAGCCAAACGGTATTGTACTACTACTGCGCCTCTTCATATTGACCCTCTATTACTACCTCTTGCTTTGCCGGTAGTATAAAGAGGCCGTTTGTATTTTGCAAGTTTACGTCTAGTTTGTCTGTCTTAGTTACGCCAACACGGTCTAGGACTGTCTGAGCGGCCTGTAGACGGACGTTAGCTTGTGGTATAGGATCTGTACTATCCATAACCTCAACAAGCTTTAGAGAAGCTTTGGGGGCATTCTGGGCTAATATATTCTCAGCTAGTTCAATTATCTCTGTTTTAAGGGCTTTAACTACGGATGTATAAGAGCCTTCAGCGTACCCCGCTAATTCTGCCGCACGTTTAGTATCACCGTTACAAGACACAAGATGATCTAAAAATGATTGTTGTTTTATAGTTAATTCTTTATTCATAACTATTCATTATATACCTGATTTACAGTTTTGTCAAGCGTTAATTTATTACAAAGCTCTTGACAAACTGTAATTTTATGTATATAATAGATTATGTAGCCCACCGGGTACATATATTATCTTAGCATCCCCTTTAAAGCTCTTTAAGGTGGGGCCACAATCTGGTTGACATTCAAAACCTTTAGAATTGTATGTGCATGAGTATATATATAGGGAGGGGGGGTATGGCCTCCTGCCTAGCCCTTCAAAGCTTTGAAGGGCTAGACAGTCTAGAATACTTTAAAGTCTGTAAGACTTTAAAGTATTCTAGTTTCACACCAGAGTCTCTAAAGATCTTAGAGATCTTTAGAGACTCTGGTTGCCATCTCTGAAATCTTTAAAGATCCTTAAGGATCTTTAAAGATTTTTAAAAAATCTATAAAAATCAAAGATTTTTGTAGATTTCACATACGCGTGTTATAAAAACCTTAAGGTTTTTAAAGTTGAGCAAATCGCTTAGTACTTCAACGCTTTAAAGCCCCTCATTTATGAGGGCTTTAAAGCTTATGAAGTACTTAAAGGCCTCCGACAAACTGTGTCAAGCCGAAGGCTTGGGGCAACCAAAACTTACAATTCGGAGAATTGATTATGGCGAAGCCAAACTTTGACAGCATCGACCCTAGCCGTCAGGCTAGTCCTCGACAGATCTCAGCGATTGCAAATCGCTTTGCGAAGCTGACGAATCCAAAGGATTCGTATATGCTGACCAAGCGTTATACCGGAATCCTGTACAGATTCCAAGAGGAATCTGGTAAGAATTTGAACCACGGTGATATCCAGAAATTCTTTACCTGCCGCAAAGTTCCTAAGAACTTTGTAGAAATGCTTGAGACTCCAAAGGAGTCTGAGCCTTCCAAGCCGAAGCCGAAGGCTTCCGCGAAACGCAAGACTTCTACGAAGTCTCCAAAGCCTTCTACGAAGGCTTCTTCAGAGACTTCAGAGCTAGAAGCTCTGAAGGCTCATGTCGCTGATTTGACCGCCGCAGTTAACTTACTTCTGAAGAACTCTTAAGAGTTCTTCAAAGTCTTCAAAGACCCCAGCTTTGCTGGGGTTTTTTTTAACTATAACCCCTAAACTCTAAAGGAGTTTTGTATGTTTTTTCACTCTAAAATTGGCTTGGTTTTTATGTCTGAAGCTAAGTTTAATAACTTAGAACGAGGCGAAAATATTCCTCAAATGAGTTTGAGGACTATGCGGCAAGTATATGATTTTGTTATAGTTCAAGGTAAGTCTCCAAAATTATTTCCAATGTATGATTTAACCGCAGTACCTGAACATCGCCAAGCATTAGCTTGGATTGTAAATAACTTTGAAAATTATATGGAGGCTTGAGGTCTTAGGGATTCTAGTCTTTAAAACCCCCTCACGAAGTGAGGGTTTTAAAGACGTAGAAGCCCTTAGAGAGTCGCTGAGTCGGCTCTCACTCACCCAAACTTCATTGCACTTGGAGGTGCTTATGTCTCAGTTCGATTACACTACTCTCGACCCCGGCAAGCCTGCTTCATACCGTCAATTCAACGGTGTTGCATATCACTTTGCTCAGTTGCACACCGAAGGTGACAAGAGTAAAACATATATGACAACTCGTATGTTTAAAGCAATTCTGTACAAGTTTTATCACGAAAAGAATATTCAAATGACTCATGGCGAGGCTCAAAAGTTCTTCAAAGCCAAGCGAGTCCCGGCTCAGTTCAAGAAATTAATTACTATCCGTAAGTAATTTTACCCGTCTTGGGTGGGCATAGTTTGGTTGGCGCTATGCTTAAAATGGTAAGCTCAACACCATAAGGTGTGCTATATGGCTTACAAGTCAACCACTCACCCTAAATTTATATGGAGATATACTATGCGTTTTTTAGATTCTGAAACTAGTACAGCTTTTGGTGCAACTTATCATGCTGTTAACAACGGCACTCCCCCACAGCCATTAAATATTCGTGGTCGGCAATCTAAGTGGAGAGACAGGCTTGAGAAAATGCAATCAATGGAATGGTTTGTTGTACCTTATGCTGATCGACATAAGACTCAGCAGGCGGCTTCAAGTTATCTTAGAGGACGATATAGTTTTTACAAGATCAACAAAGACGGTGATATGTGTCTGTTAAAACTTCGTTAATTTGTGGGGGCTTCGGCCCCCTTTTTTATTTGGAGAATATCATGCATTTTAAAAATGAATGTGATCATCCTATAGAAAATTATCTGTTTAGTATGGTAATCGACAGTGAATTATGTGATGTTTGGGTCGTTGAGCCTGCTTGTAAATCATCTTTTGTTAATAATCCAGAGTTGCATCAATTTTGTTTGCGGTTTGGTAATGAAGGCCATGAATACAGAAGCAGTTGGGATTGTACTTTAATTGAAAGAATTCTTTCTCGCCGTAGAAAATATGCAGAGAACGACACTGAAGTAGAGCATATTGATCAGCTAATAAAGTTAAGAGACAAGCTAAAAGAAATAGGTTATTGGGATATTGATTGGAGTTTCGACCCTGAAATAGAAGAATTAATTTAGCGTGGGCTTCTACGTCTTTAAAACCCCTTTACAGGGTAAAGGGTTTTAAAGACTTAAGAAGCCCCACTGTGGGGAGGCCGACATGGAATTTAAAATGACCTACAAGGGTAAAGTATATACTGTCGATCTGCCTGTTACCTTAGAGCAATTAGATAACTGGCAGAAAAATAGAATGAGTGCAGAGCAGGCCATGCCAGATCTATCTCAAGTCCAGCTTGATTTTCTGGACAAATGCATATACCCGGACGATTCATTCTTTGATTCGATAGAGGTAATAAAAGATGTATAATATTCATGCGAAAGCTGTGCAAGACTATGCCAGATTGTCAAGTGATAACCTTGCCGATGTTGTATTGATGGTAGTGTTAAGTATTCAACAGCCTTGGTTTGCTGTAGGCGACCAACTCAAAGATGTAAAAGTAAATGGCCTCGGCTCTAGATTTATATGGGGCAACAAAAATAAAACTTATAAATCGCTTATGGCTCGCAAAGAATTTATTTACTCACAATATCTTGCTGTGATTAATTCAAACAAACTTGATGATGATAGGGCGCTGTCGTTGATGAATGTATTCTTGCAGATTGATGGGCTAGGTATGGCGAAAGCTGGTTTTCTTTGTCAGCTAACGGCAGGGCTTGTCGGTTGTATTGATGTCCACAACATTAGAATATATAATATCTCGACAAAAGATTTAAAATTATCTAAGTCTTTAAAGTCAAAAGCTATAAAGAATCGTCGTGTTATGAATTATATTTCTATATGTCACGACATTGGTACAGAAAAATTATGGGACACTTGGTGTAATACGATTGCAACTAAGTCTAAAAGATTTGAAGATGGCTTTCATGTATCCCAAGTACATTATAGCTATCTTCAAGATGCGGTAAACCTTTAACTAACTGGAGACATATTATGTCAGAAGTAATTTCTATCTTTGGTACTGAACGTCCAGCAGATCCTTTTGCTGATAAAGGTTATGGCGAAGCAGATTTTTCTGTGGCTTCTCGCCCATTAGTTTTCTTCAACGAAGATACCAATCAATGGTATGAGTCATCAAAGGTTGCTGTTGTTCGGACAGATACTATGGCAGAGCTTGGTGTTCATGGTAAAAACTATAAGCCTGTCGAGCCGCGCAAATTAATTGATGCTCAACGTGCAATTATTATGCGGAGCGGTTTGAGTACTGATGGCGCTGTCGAAACTATTCGATGCAGTCACAATGGTGCGGCAACCTTTGTTCAATATAGGTTTCCAGAGCACTGTTATGCTACGCCGGGAGGCGACACTGCTGAGTTGACAATGTTGGGAGTTACTTCTCTTGATAGTACTTTCTCGTTCTATCTATCTGCTGGCGCTCTACAGGGTGCTTGCTTCAACGGTCAGGTATTTGTTACTGGTGATGCTGGTTTGTTTAAGGCTAGGCACACAAAGAATCTTGATATCAACCAAGCTTCTCGCTCAATTACCAAATCTCTTGAGGTGTTTGAAAACGAACGTGAACTGTGGCAAACTATGGCAGTGACACAAGTGTCTGAAAAGCAGGCAATGTATGCTTTTGCAGAAGCCGCAGGCTGTATTGATTTGGTACGGGCCGCAGTTAATGAAAGCGGTGTATCGTGGTCAGCAGTATTTGACAAGTTACCTCGCTTTAATAGTTCATTGACGTATCTTGCCAACGCTTGGAAAGAGTATTCCAAAAAGATGGGGCGCACTCAATGGGCTGTATACAATACACTAACGGATTGGTCTACTCATGCTCCAGCCGCTACAAAGAAATCTCAAAAGAACATTGCTTCAATTAATCACAAGCGTTCAGATATTGTTCGGAAGGTATGCACATCTGATGTATTCCGTGTCGCGGCCTGATAATGTTGATGTTGAATCTCTGGTTCAGTTCCATATTTATCTTAAGACTAGTCCAGATTACAGTGGACTAGCGCAGGAGCTAAGAGAGTTACATTTTTCTGAGTCAGAAATCTTCAATGTCCTTTACAAAGTTCGTGAAGGTTACTACTAAAACTAATGCGCCCTTCGGGGCGCTTTTCTTTTACTTATAGATTTTATAAGGAGTTTGATATGTCTAGAAGAAAAGAAATTTCAGATACTGCAAGGAAAGAAATCGCGAGTACCGCATTTAATTATATAGATTATTATGTGATATTTCGAGAGTCTGCTGGGCAATATATTTTGAACGGACACCCAGAGGATATGGAGATTACTTTACGCCGATTACTAACTGAGCAGAGAGAAAAGAATGATACCTAAACAAAATAAAGAGCACACGATAAATACTAATAGGCTAGTCAGATCTGCAATGAATGATGAAGATTACTGTTCATTTATTCTGGACTGTCTGCACCAAGAACAAAGTGAATGGTCTATGAAAAACTTAAATAAATTTTGGGACGATGCCGCAAAGTCTAGTGACACCGTTGAAGAATGGATCAACAAACATAGAGGAAAGTAATATGTATTACATAGCACCCCTAAAACTACGCGGTAACGGTGGCATGATTGTGTGGCGACACGCAGAAACAATAAAGAATTTTAAAGCTACCGAAGGTATTGAATATGTAGTTGCTAAAAGCAAAAAAGAAACTCAGTCAAGTAGTAAGTTATTGCCTATTTATATTGGCATAAACAACAAACTTATAAACACTAAACGCCACGAAACTAATTGGCTTGAAGAATTTTTTGGAACGGAGGTGTAAGTATGTCACTGACTAAAGCACAGCAAAAAGCACTTCATTACAAATGGATTTATTGGGATGATGGTAAAAGTTATTTGGCGCTACGCCGCTTAGTCCAACCTATTATTGGAGGGGGCGGCGCTGTGGCTGTGAGATGGAACGGTATGTGGCTGGCAATAGAAACTGATGGGTATACACATTCTTAGGAGAACGATATGTCTATGGATACTATGGAACTTATAGATCATTGGAAGCAACACCTCAGAGATGCAAGAGCAGGCTCACTCAAAGGCATGAGAAAATATAAAAATCTATATGGAAATGAAGCAAATATTGTTGGGTACTTTGAAGGTAAAGCGCAGGGTCAGCGTGAGGCGATATCAATACTTGACTATATGATTGAATATAAGGAGATGTTTCATGGGGACAGCTAGTATGTATGGCAATCAAGTCATGGAAGCGGAGCTTGATTGTGCTTGGATGACAACGGATGTTAAAATTGAATTTATAAATCACGGTGACGAGGAGAACTTAGTTGAAATTATTTCAGTTAAATCGCATGGAGTTGATATCACTAGTTGGATCAATATTGATTATATGTTTAATCTTGTTCGTGATTATATAGGTGAGGCTGACTATCACTGGACGGATCATGGAGATTGAGGGGAGGCCAATGAGGTGGACAAAGGTGGCATAGGAGAACATTGGATTGCATTGGTGATCGTTACTTTTTTTTCAATTGGATATATAGCAGGAGAGTATATAAAAAATGGAGGCTAGTATGATTAGAGTTATTAAATACAAAAACATTATGATACAAGAGTGGTTCGGTAAGTTTTCTTATCGGGATAATGCAGGACAGTGGTATGAATTTAACTCTCTGAAAAACGCACAAGAGGGGATTGACAAATGAAAAAGTACATACACGTTAATCAACATAAAATTCGTGGGAACAAAAAGAATGGTACAGACGATCCCGTTATAACAATTAAGGCTGGTAGAACTAATACATATTGCCATGAGGTAGAAATACTTGGCAACAGCGTGTTAAAATATAGCGGGAATGGCAAGCCGCTTCTTTCATGTGGCGCTCGTGTTGTTATTGAAACTGAATCAGATATAAAAATTGTGAGGTAAGTATGAGCATTGATGATGCAACCCCTGAACAATGGGATAAGGTTAAAAAATCTAAGACAGCTTACGGTAAACTCTATCATCCTGAAGATGGTCACCCTATAAATCCAGTTACAAAACCAGAGCATTACAACAAGGGAGGCGTTGAAGCTATTGATTATATTAAACAACAGTTGGGTGATGGCTTCGGTGATTATTGCGCTGGGAATGTTCATAAATATCTTCACAGGTTCCGTTATAAAAATGGCGTAGAGGATCTTAAAAAAGCGCGTGTCTATCTTGAATGGCTGATTGAGGATTTAGTGCCGTGAAAAAACTGGTAGAACGTCTACAAATAGACAACCCTTTTTATTATTCTCCAATACACGGACGCAGGCACTATGCTAATGTTATGGCGGCGGGGATTGAGCTTGCCGCATACTTTAATCTTAATCCAAAACTGTTTAAATACTTTGCCTATCTGCATGATTCTTGTAGAGAAAATGAAGGTTATGATCCACAGCATGGCCCAAGAGCGGCAGATTATATTGACAGTATAAAAGATTTGATTGATCTATGTCAAGCCGAACGATGGATGTTACAGTCTGCTTGTACATTACACACTTCTGCCAAGCCGTGGGATGGTTGTAAATATACTCTTTATGAAAAAGCCTGCTTTGATTCTGACCGTTCTGATATTATTAGAACTGGTTTAGCAGTAGACCCAAAATATTTATTCACTAGCAAAGCAAAAGAACTATATGTAACTGAAGAAAGAAACTACGAATATGATATGTGGGCAGTAGTAAACGCTTGAATTTAATGTAAATTATTTGGAGTTAAATATGAATTTAAATGAATACCAAACTCGTGCAGGAGTAACAGCACAATACAAAGATAAGTTTTATCCGATAGCTTCTTTAATGGTTGAAGCGGCAGAGCTTTCCGATCTTTTTGTGAAGCCGATGCTCCGAGGTGATGATCGTGTTATCAACCGAGAAGAAATTGTATCTGAAGCAGGGGATGTACTATGGAACCTTGCAATGGTATTGAGAGACAACGGGGTTGACCTTGAAGAAGTAGCGTGTTACAATCTAAAAAAACTTTGTAGTCGTTTAGATCGTGGTGTGATAAAAGGTTCAGGAGGAAACCGTTGAAAATTATTAAAGGTAATTTTAGAAGCGATAATAAAAAATCTCTAAATCAAAAAGTTGCTGAAGGACTTGATAAACTTCAAAGTTCTGAAGACAATGAAGAAGATTTAAGATATCCTTTTATTCTTATCGTGGACACGGGCGAAGATTTAAAAGTTGTTTCCGATGTTGAAATGGAAAAGTTTAATCTACTTTTAGATCTTGTTAAGCTTACGGTATTAACTGGAAACTACGAGTAAGGAGAGTTAGTGTACGAAGAAAATGTTTTTAATACTGAAGATGCTCTTTGTCGGGCATTTGTTATGGCGCTTGGTTCAGAGCTACCATCACAAGAAGCAGTAAAGAATATAATTAGTTGGGTAAACCTTCAGGCTCAAAAAGAAAATGAAAGGTTGACAACTGATTATGTGTATAGTTGTATTCCGCGTTATATTACTTTTTTGTTTAACAAATCTTAGGAGATTTATATTATGGCACTTGTCGAAGGCGTTGCATATTGGGCTTCAGTTACCACACCCAACACAACTTACACTCCGGTGTACACTGTTAATCTTGTGGTCACTGATGAAGTTGCAAATGATTTTAGGTCACGCGGCTTTAAAGTTAAGGACATGGATGAAGGCCCAGCACTTCTTATCAAGCGTAAAGTAAGTGGCCCTAATGGTATGGTGCGTCCACCACCCAAGCTATTAGACCGTAATAAGCAACCACTGAATGTCTCTGTAGGCAATGGATCTACAGTTCGTGTTCAGTACAAAGAGTGGGAGTCCACTTGGAATGGTACTCTGTACAAGGGCTTGGATTTTCAAGCTATGCAAGTTATTGATCTTATAGAATTTGCCAGTGCAGATGGTGCTGAGTTTGAAATTCTTGATGGCGAAGACGGAGATGAATTGTGATGTGGCGATATACTCAGGACGAAAAAGTATATGATATAGAAAAAGTTTCTGCCGAAGGGCAGGCCACTTTCATGTTACTTGCTGAGATTCAAAAAAGAATTGAAGGCTTGGAAGAAGACTTGACTATTAATCAGGCGGCGGCTATAGCACTGCACCAAAAAATGCAAGAGCTTCTTACTGATGATGCAATAGTAGAGGACGATGACTCGGAGGATTAAATCGTGGGGGAATTTGTGGAATATCACAAGCCCTGTCCGAATTGTGGAGGCAGTGATCCTGTCTCCATAAATTCAGATGGATCTGCAAAATGCTTTAGTTGTGGTACATTTTTTAAAGACTATGAATCTGCAATGGGAGGAAACGTGGCAGACTTTAACAGCTTCAAACGCTCCAACAACAACACCCCCTTCACCAACAGCGTTTATCACGCGCTCACCGATAGATCAATTGCACTAGAAACCGCAAAGAAATTTGGCGTCCGTTCTGTCAAAGACGAGCAAGGTAATATTGTTCAGCATCACTATCCTGCTTACATCAACAACGAAGAAGTTGCCACAAAAGTTCGTAATGCAGACAAGACATTCACTTGGTCAGGATCTCCCAAGGGAACTGGCCTCTTTGGTCAGCAAGTGGCACAGGCAGGTGGCAAATACATTACGATCACCGAAGGTGAGTGTGATGCTATGGCGGCATATGAATTACTAGGTAGTAAGTGGCCTGTTGTATCTGTTAAGAATGGGGCGCAGGGAGCGGCACGAGATGTTCAAGAAAACCTAGAATTTCTTGAGTCGTTTGATACGGTGGTTATTTCGTTTGACAACGACAAGCCCGGACGAGAAGCTTCAAAGAAAGTTGCGCGTATTCTTAAGCCGGGAAAAGCAAAGATACTTTCACTCCCTGCTGAATTTAAAGATCCTAATGAGATGCTTAAGTTGGGCCATCATAAAGCTTATGTTACTGCATGGTGGGCTTCAAAACTTTATACGCCGTCTGGGATTTTAAATGTCAGTGAAGAGCGTGAGAACTACAAAAAGCGTGAGCGTAAAGAAGCTATTCCATATCCTTGGGATGGGCTAAACGATAAGCTTGATGGCTTACGACAAGGCGAGTTAATTACTTTGACAGGCGGTACTGGTCTTGGTAAATCTAGCGTTACTCGTGAGCTTGAACACTGGCTAATCACTAACACCAACGACAAGGTTGGCGTCATTGCTCTTGAAGAAGATTGGCGTAGGACTGTTGATGGTATTCTATCTATTGAGGCTAACGCCCGACTACATATTGATAGTGTTCGTCTACAATTTAGCGAAGAAGAAATAGATAATTTCTTCAATGTTCTTTATGATGGCGAGAATAAGAACCGTGTGTTTATTCATGCCCACCTTGGTATGAATGATGTGGATAGCGTGTTCAGTAAGCTACGTTTTATGGCGATGGGCCTTGAATGTAAGTGGATAGTTTTTGACCACCTGCATATGTTACTATCCATGACTACCGATGGTGATGAACGCCGCAATATAGATACTATAATGCACAACTTCAGGACGCTGGTTGAAGAAACAGGTGTAGGTCTTATCCTTGTGTCGCACCTCAGAAGGATCGACGGTAATCGTGGACACGAAAACGGTATTGAAACAGGACTGAATCATTTACGCGGCTCTCAAAGTATTGCCCAGTTGTCTGACTGCGTGATCTCTCTTGAGCGCAATCAACAATCAGAAGATCCTGTTGAGGCCAGCACAACACGAGTGAGAGTTCTTAAGTCTAGATATACTGGTGACGTAGGGTTAGCCACGCATTTGTTTTATGATAAAGATAGTGGTAGACTCAGCGAGATAGCTATGGAAACAGAACAACAAGACGAGATTGAGCTATGAAAAATATTGTATTTGATATTGAAGCAGATAGTTTAGAGCCTACAAAAATTTGGTGTATTGCGGCTGTCGATCCTGATACTGGTGAGACAAAAACATTCGGCCCTTCAGATATTATTGAAGGGCTTGCTCATCTTTCGTCGGCTGATAAATTAATTGGTCATAATATTATCGGGTATGACCTACCAGCAATAAAGAAAATTCATAATGTAGATCTGACTGAGAACCGCAAGATCGTAGACACACTTGTTTTGTCTAGACTGTTTAATCCCACAAGAGAAGGCGGGCATAGTCTTGAGTCTTGGGGATACCGCCTTGGCATGAGAAAGATTGATCACGATGAGTTTGGGTATTACACACCTGAGATGTTGAACTATTGCCGCAATGATGCGGTGTTAAACTCAAAGCTATTTAACAACCTTAAGTTAGAGTCTCGTGGTTTCAGCCGTCAAAGCGTTGATTTAGAACACAATGCTCTACAAATAATTGCTGATCAAAGAGAGCGTGGGTTTTTAATTGATATGCAACGGGCATCTATTCTTGTAGCAGAACTTACAGATCGGCTAGTTGAAGTAGAAAAAGAAGTCCAGAAAACTTTTAGACCTAAACAACTTAAGACTGTTCTGCTCGCACAGTTTACTAAAACAGGTGCGTTATCTAAGATGGGTTTGATTGAAGGCTCAACAAAGAAAAGCAGATTGACTCAAGAAGAATATGAAGATATTGCAATCAAGCGCAAGACTGTACGTATTGAAGAAGTTCCTTTTAATCTAGGCTCTCGCAAACAGATAGGCGAATACCTTATTGATTTTGGGTGGAAGCCTGACCGCTTTACACCTACTGGTCAGCCAATTGTTGACGAGTCTACGCTGAGTAGAATTAAAGATATTCCTGAAGCAGAACTTATTGCAGAATATTTATTACTTCAAAAACGTATTGCTCAAGTAAGTTCTTGGATTAAAGCGGCTCAAGACGATGATCGTGTTAGAGGCTATGTAAATCCTAATGGTACTGTCACTGGTCGCATGACACACAACAGCCCTAATATGGCACAGGTTCCTAGTGTGGCTTCGCCTTATGGTAATGAATGTAGAAGTTGTTGGACAGTACCAGAAGGATACAAGTTAGTGGGTATTGATGCCAGCGGATTAGAACTGAGGATGCTGGCCCACTACATGAAGGATGAGGACTTTAAAAATGAATTACTCCACGGAGATATACACTCAACTAATCAAAAGCTTGCAGGACTTGAATCAAGAAATCAGGCAAAAACATTTATATATGCACTCCTATACGGAGCAGGAGATGCAAAGCTTGGCTCAGTGGTCGGAGGAAATAAGCGTGATGGTGCGAAACTTAGAAAGCATTTCTTCGATAATCTACCTGCATTTAAACATCTTAAAGACACAGTTAGCCGAGCGTGTTCCAAAGGATTCTTAAAGGGTCTTGATGGACGCAAGCTATATATTCGTTCAGAACACTCAGCCCTTAATACTTTGTTGCAAAGTGCTGGGGCAATTGTAATGAAGCAGGCCATGATAAACCTAAAGCAAATGATTAGCTTAAATACTTTGGACGCACATTTTGTATGTAATGTACATGATGAGTGGCAACTAGAAGTCAAAGCATCACAGGCAGAGTTTGTTGGGAAGCTGGGGATAGAAGCAATTACCCAAGCTGGTAAAGAGTTGGCGCTATTTTGTGAGCTTGATGGGGAGTACAAAATAGGAGATACTTGGAGTGAAACACACTAAAGAGAAAGAGGCCATATGAAAAAGAATAAGAATGATCCAAGTAGAGTTGGTGACCTAGCAGAACATTATGCTGTCACATGGTTATGGGACAACGGTTATCATGTGTTTAAAAACTGTGGTTGCACAGGGCCGGTAGATATTGTTGCTATGAACCCAGAAGGTAAGATTACTTTAATAGATGTAAAATCTTATAAAGACAGCAGGCTCTCTGCAAAAAGCACACTTCAGAAAACACTTGGTGTGCAGTACTTACATTACAATTCTGTAACACGAAAATGTCGATTTGTGAGGCATAGAACATGAAAGTTGAAACTGTTGTAGAAGATATTTATTCGCAGTTAGAAGGACTTTCCTATGGGAACGAATTAAAATTAAAAGAAGAAGATCTAGACTTAACTGTTGCCCGTATCAAAGCTTCGATTCAATCTTGGGCCAAGCCTTCAGAGCGTGACTCAAATTTTCATTTAAGAATGTCTAATGTTGGACGGCCCCTTAGACAACTCTGGTATGAAAACAAACTACCTGCTAAGTCTTCGACTCCTTCTGCCGCTACTCAAATTAAGTTTCTTTATGGACATATCCTAGAAGAAATTGTTCTTATGTTTGTGCGGGCCGCAGGCCACCTTGTTACTGATGAACAGAAAGAAGTTGAGGTGAACGGAATAAAAGGGCATATAGATTGTAAGATTGATGGTGAAGTAGTTGATATAAAAACAGCTTCTAGGATTGCCTTTTCTAAATTTCGTGAGGGCCGACTAAGTGAAGATGATCCATTTGGATATCTGTCTCAACTGGCAGGCTATGAAGAAGCTGAAAAATCTTTTGAAGGTGGCTTCCTCGTCCTCAACAAAGAAGGCGGTGATCTTTGTTTATATCGCCCAGAAGAACTAGACAAGCCTGATATAAAAAATCAAATCAAAACCATTCGCAAAGCTTTAAGCTTGTCTACACCTCCAGCAAGATGTTATGAGTCTGTACCTGATGGCAAGAAAGGCAACATGAAACTTCATAGGAACTGCTCATACTGTCCTTACAAGTTTAATTGCTACAAAGATGCGAACAACGGCGCTGGTTTAAGAGCGTTTAAATATTCTTATGGTACTTCATACTTAACCCATGTTGAAGTAGCGCCCCGCGTAGAAGAGGTAACACATTTAAATGAACCGCAAGCAATCTAAAAAAATAAATAAAAAAGTAATCGACATTTTTATTGAGTGGATCGTTAGTGTCGTGCCTCAAGAAGAAGCAGATAAAATAGTTGCAAAAAATTATAAGCAGTATGTGCCTAAAAATGCTTACTACTATAAGGAGTATACGTTATTAAACTCTTTGTTTAGTCCTCGCTGGATTAAGCGTAAGCTTAAGCGACTACAAAAAGCTAACCCTGAAAAGCCTATTGACACTTACACTATGGCTGATCTTAAATGACAGATGCTTACACAGAGCTAGAGGTGTTGATATGCTTATGCGCTTCTGATATTATACAGAACAACGGTGCCACGCCTGATATGTTAATTACATTACATGATGCGTTGCTGAAACATTTAGAAGAAGACGAACACGAAAACAGGACACTTCATTGAAACCAAAAATAAAAAAAGGCTTTCGCAAACAGCGAGTAAAGCGCCCTCAAGAAAAGAATGTTGTAGTTGGTTATGATTCTAATTGGGAATACGAACTGCACTCAGGAATCTTAAATGAGTGGTCGCTTCATTCAGAAACTATAGATTATATTGTTGAGCATACTTATCATCCTGATTTTATTAAAGAAGTAGATGGTAAAACAATATACCTAGAAGCTAAGGGACGGTTCTGGGATCACAACGAATACAATAAATATGTTTGGATTGCTAAAGCATTGCCAGATAATATAGAGTTGGTATTCTTATTTGCTGATCCGAAAACACCTATGCCACAAGCCAAACGTAGAAAGGATGGCACAAAAAGATCTCATTCTGAATGGGCATCTTCAAAAAACTTTAGATGGTTCTCTGAAGATAGTATTCCCGCAGAGTGGATAGATGTAACAAAAAGAAATAACTTAGACGATGAAGATGGATGATAGAAAAAAAGAAAGAACTAATCGTTTCAATCGTCACAGACGAAGAAAAGATTTAGATCGTGAGCCTCGTATACGGCAAGTAAAGAAAAAAAATAAATGTAGGCTTAACATTAATCATGTTAGTTTGTCAGAAGATGAATAATGGAAACACCATGTATTAAAATATGTAAATTAAAAGATGAGGTTTGTTACGGCTGTGGTAGAACCACAACTGAAATTGCTAAATGGTCAACATACACAACAGAGGAAAGGAGTAGAATAATTGGACGCCTATCAACAGTACATCCACAAGAGCAGGTACGCCCGATACTTACCAAATGAACAACGGCGAGAGACATGGCCTGAAACAATTAATCGTTATTTAGATTATTGGGGCGACAAACTTAGTGACAAAGAACGCAAAGAAATTTTTACTTCTATTGCTGACCTTGGTGTTATGCCCAGCATGAGGGCATTAATGACCGCTGGCCCCGCATTAGCTCGTGACAACGTGGCAGGATTTAACTGTAGCTACCTGCCTATTGATCACCCAAAAGCATTTGACGAGATGATGTACGTTCTTATGTGTGGTACAGGCGTAGGCTTCAGTGTTGAGCGGCAGTATATTTCTAAACTACCAGAGGTTGCGGAGAGTTTCCATGAAACAGACACAGTTATTAACATTGCGGATTCGAAGATCGGATGGGCGAAATCGTTTAGGGAGTTGGTTTCATTGCTGTATTCAGGTCAGGTTCCCCGATGGGACGCTAGCAGAGTTAGACCTTCAGGTTCCGCGCTTAAAACTTTTGGAGGTCGAGCAAGTGGCCCAGAACCTTTGCTTGAACTTTTCCAATTCACAGTTGAAATTTTTCAAGGAGCGGCTGGACGAAAACTTACGTCCATTGAATGCCACGATCTTTGCTGTAAGATTGCTCAAATCGTCGTTGTCGGAGGAGTCAGAAGATCAGCCCTCATCAGCCTCTCTAACCTCACAGACGATAGAATCAGACGAGCTAAGTCAGGGCAGTGGTGGCTAGATAACCCTCAACGTGGACTGTCTAATAACTCAGCGTGTTACACAGAGAAGCCTGACTTTGAAGCCTTCTTAGACGAATGGAGAAGTTTATATGAATCACGATCTGGTGAACGCGGTGTCTTTAGCAGAGTGGCAAGTCAAAAGCAGGCTGAAAAAAACGAGCGACGAGATGCTACCTTTGATTTTGGAACTAATCCGTGTAGCGAAATTATCCTCAGACCCTATCAATTCTGCAACTTATCAGAGGTTGTTGTCAGGCCAGCCGATACACTCTCAGACCTCAAACGAAAAGTACGCACTGCAACTATCCTTGGAACTTTACAAGCAACGCTAACAGACTTTCGTTATTTGCGCGGCATCTGGAAAAAGAATACTGAAGAAGAAGCCCTCTTGGGTGTAAGCCTAACAGGTATTATGGATCATCATCTTTTATCAGGAAGAGGCGACAAAGATGTACTTAAACAGTGGCTCACTGAGCTTCGCAAAGAAGCTATTAGCACTAATAAAAAATGGGCTGACAAACTTGGAATTAATGCTTCTACAGCCATTACTGCTATTAAGCCTTCGGGTACTGTTAGTCAGTTGGTCGATAGTGCTAGTGGTATCCACCCTCGTTATAGCGATAAGTATATTCGTAGAGTTAGGGCAGACAGCCGTGACCCACTTTGTACAGTTCTTGAGGCCGCTGGTGTCCCTGTAGAAGATGATATAATGTCTCCTACTACAAGGGTATTCTCCTTCCCTATAGCGGCTCCAGAGGGCGCTGTGACAGCCTCAGACATGGGTGCTATGGAGCAGTTGGATCTATGGGAAATATATCAGGACTACTGGTGTGAGCATAAGCCATCAATGACCTGCTACTACCGTGATGAGGAGTTCCTTGAGGTAGGACAATGGCTGTACAATAAGTTTGATAAGGTGTCAGGTATTAGTTTCCTACCTTATTCAGATCACACGTACCAACAAGCCCCTTATGAACCTATTAGCGAGGAAGTTTATAAAGAGCTTAGTACTGGATTCCCAACAGAAATTGATTGGGATATTAATGAAGAGTCAGATATGACTGAGGGATCACAAACGCTGGCTTGTGTGGGGAA